AGCTTCAGGCGAGTGCTGGCAAGTTGATTGCGCGAGATACCTTGTGGTTCGCACGTCCCGCGGCCTACACTCATGAGATGGTTCCTAACCTGAAGTGTATTGCAACGAAAGTTGCAAACAAGGTGAAGCTCATTGCGTTCTGCTCGCGTGCTGACGCGCTCTCCGGGAAGACATTCGATGATCAGACTACGGTCTCTTCGATCATCTCGAACCCCATGGAAGAGCACGCCAAGTACAAGGCTTCTTCTGTTGACGGCAATTGTGCGGCTCCGGTGGTCAGTGAAAATGGCCATTGTGTGGGCTGGCACAATGCTACAGCACCTGGCTACACGGTGTTCATTCCCGTCACGTCGATCGTCTCTCAAAAGGCGACTGGCAAGGCGGATTTTCAGTAAAACCTCCCCCGGAATTTGGACCGTGGTCCGACTGGTATCGTAACTATTTGCCAGATCGTGACGTGTTCAGGTTTCGTGGTGTGGAGGTTTCTGGAAAGGATGCGCGTAGCAAACTCTACCGTGAGTGGTTCAAACTCGGGTATTGTGAGTTTATCGGTGGTGCGCACCGGTACACGCATCCAAAGAATCGTGAAGTCGCGAATTCCTCTTTCGTTGAGTTCTGTACGAAGAAGGGATTTCCGTTGCCTGAAGGTTATCGGCAAGTGAAGCCTAACCCCCAGGCGGCGTATAAGAGTGCTGCCAAGTATGATCGACCTCAACCTCAAATTGAGGATCCGGCTGCTTGGATGTTGTCTGGAGAATGGACAAAGCAACATTTCCACCGTTCAATGGGTGGAAGCCGCGTCCTTCCCAAAGAAGATGTGCTGCGCGAGATGGATATGCAGACAAGTTGTGGTTTTCCCTGGAATCGTAAGTATGCTACCAAGGCTGAATTCCTTGCTGACCCTGTTGTTAGTGGGGCTCTTGACGGCTATTGGCAGCAACTTGTTCTGCCGGAGGAAACGATGGTGCCCATTTGGACGGTTTCGCAGAAATGCGAGATGCGCTCGCCTCAGAAGATTGCGGATAATGATCTGCGAACTTTTTTGGCGAGTCCTTTTGAACTGTCGTGTTCTTTGAACAGAATTTGTTTGGATCAGAACAATCGATTCTACGATTTCGCCAATGATGGAATTTGGTCCACTGTGGGCCTTACGAAGTTTGTTGGCGGTTTCGACGCGATCTACCGGCGCCTGAATAAGCATCCTAATGCTTTTGAGCTGGATGAGAGTCAATTTGATTCCTCGCTCTTTCAGGAGCTGATGTTGGGAAACCGCGACATTCGCTGGTCATTCCTCCGTGAGCAAGACCGTACCCCTGAAACACAGCTGCGGCTTTGGCGTCTGTACGATGCCATTGTCTATGCTGTCACTGTCATGGAAAATGGGGAGCTCATTCAGAAGGACACTGGCAACCCGAGTGGCAGTTCCAACACAATCGTGGATAACACGATGGCGCTGTTCCGCTTGTTCGCCTACGCATGGATTGTGCTGTGCAAGAAGGTAGGACGAGCGACTTCGTATGAAGATTTTATGGCCAATGTGGAGGCTGCGCTTTGCGGTGACGATAATACGTTTACTGTGAGCGATGCCGTGGTTCATTTCTTCAACCCCACTTCTATTAAGGAGGTGTGGGACGCATTGGGTGTGCGAACGAAGACTCCGTGTTTTTCCCCGCGCCCGCTAAGTGAAGTGCAGTACCTTTCTCAAGGTTTTGCTTACCACGATGAGCTGGGTGTGTGGATTCCCGTCCCTGAAGCGGAACGAGTTCTCAGCTCTCTGCTTTATGGTTCGGACGTCGATGACGTGAGGTGGCATTTCCTGCGCGCTTGTGCGCTGCGTATGGATTCTTGGGGAAACCCAACTTGTCGCTCTGTTATCGCCGAGTATCTTGAGTACCTCAACTTGTACTACCGAGACGAGCTTGTTGGTACCGTCGATCGACCCAAGGGTGGGATCACGATGGAAACCATACGCTCCAATTGGAAGTCAGATGCCTGGATTGAAGCTCTGTACTGTGGTGTTGAGAATAAGCGCGTTTCTGGTGTAATTCATGATGTCGCGTTTAAAGATCCACTACAGCAACAACAACAACTCTACGAGCAACTCCAATCAGTCAAGTCCATGCCGAAGGGAAAGACTGCCGCATCCAAGGCGCGCCGCCGCAACAAACGAGCGAAAGCGCGCACTGAGGTAAAGGTGCAAGTTCAAGCACCTCGCGCTGCAAAGCGTAAAAGAAACAAGAACAAGAAGAAGAACAAGAAGGGAATGTCGATGGCGGGTCAGTCAGCCAGTTTTCTTTACAATCGTGCCTTGCGGGATCCGTTCCGCACTGTGGCGCCGTTGGTGGAAGCTGGCTGCTTCGTGCCTCGAACGCGACGCCCCTTGTACCTTGAGACGTCCAACACAGTTACTTCCGCGTCAACAAACACGTGGTCGATCTGGATTGGTTCCCTCACGGGACAGGCGATGTATCGGCAGTACGTCGGCACCGATGCTCAGCTCGGTCAGGCTCTGTCGACTCTTGCCGCCGGTGATGCTCCTGCAGCGAACGCTACTCAGGTGTACGCTGTGACGGAGTCAGCTCGCCGGATTTCCGGGGGTCTCGCAATTTCCTTCAAGATTTCGGGGCTTGGTCTTATGCCGCGTGTGTATGCTGGTGCCCTCTATGACAGTGGGGCAAGTATCATCAATGCCACGTTGCAGCAGCTCCTTAATCTTCCTGGCATCCGCGTCATGGACATCACGCCTGACAAGGATACCGTCATTGTGCCGTGGAAACCTGCAGATATGCAGGACTACGATTTCTCTGACGGCTATGCCAGTTCTTTCTCGAACATTAACAACCCTTCCCTCGGTGGGCCGCAGCATTCGTGCTATCCGATCATCATCGCGATGCACGGCACGCCGCCCTCGGGGACGATGGGTTTCCGCTTCGACATCAACGCCATTTCGCGCTTCGAGTGCATTTCTGGCACTGACATCGACAGTGAGGAACCGGATGAGGCGCTTGCCCTGACTGCTGATCAGCTTTCGCGAGCTGCGGCGTTGGACACAGCTCCTGCTGCCTACACCACGGCGCGCTCCACCGATCTCCTGGCGAATGCACTTAATCGTGCTGCTTGGGGGGGTCGAATGGGGTTCTCTCGCCGTGCTGAGGGCGGTGAAGTCGGTCCCTATGTTCGAGCCTTCGCTCCCAAGTCATCCGCTAGTGCTGCGGATGATGAAGAGGAGAAGAAGGATTCTTCTTCGGCCGGTTTGCCCTCCGGCTCTCTTACCACGTCTGCGACGGACTCGGTGCAGAATCTTGCGCTGATGAAGTTGATTGTGGCTGAGAAAGCAAAACGGGAGAGTCTGGAGCGAGAGTTGGAGGACTTTCGCACGATGTGGAAGAAGGAGCTTGCTGCCCAGGCAAGTCGTCCCCTTCTGCGTCGCCAGCCGTCCGTTGAAACGGATGAGGAGGGAGTCGCTCATGTGCGCTCCCCTCCGCCTAGGTCTGCTTCCCAAAAGAAGTAGGCCAAGTCTCGTTCAGAAGCGAGGCGGCATTAATTTGCTGTGCAATTGTTAGCCCCTGAAGAAGGGGGACAGTAGACGCCACTTTGGTTTCGACCACTGCTGCTGTTTTCAATCATTCTGGTCCCTGAAATGGTGTTTCACGGTCGTATCCTGCGAAGATTAAGGTTCACTTGTAAGTCCGGCTGAGTTTGTTGGCTCGGCGGCAAAAGACGCATGCAGAATTCTCGATGTACAGGCTTCCGTGTTTAGCCCTGGAAGGGACGAGCTGGCGGTGCTTAGGGGTTTTGCTCTATGTTTCCCCTTTCCACCTGCTCTACCACCCCAGTTGTCCAAAGCCCACCTAAGTGATCTGGTGTATTAGGCCTCTT